GTCTCATTTAAGAGACATTTCAGCGATTAAGCCCGGCTTGTTAGACGGGTAAGAACATTGGTCCAATGTTCCTCGCTGGCCCTACCCAGACGGGTAGGGTGGCCAGCCGCCAATTGCGCTGTCGGGAGACGATCCCAACAGGGTGCAAGAGAGCGGCACAACTCGTACTTGACAACCCTCGGTCTGAGGGACATCTTGTACGCCCTAATATCACCACGAAGGAGCGTCAAATATAGGCCAAAGACATTACGCCTGGCCAGCCGCAGATCACTGAGGTCGTTACTCCCAGATCTCCTTGGTTTCGTGTCGACACCCTGCGGGTACACTACATCGTCATCCGTGATACGCACTACGAGTGGACGGGGCACCCATCGTTTATAGATGAGCGTCCCATTTTTATCCCTTCGTAATCTCTCACAGGCAACTTTGTAGGGAACCTTTATACCCGCATCATCGCTTTCCCACAGCGGAACATACAACTTCCGCACACAGGAGTACAAGTAAGCCATAGTTGCAGGAAGAGACTGTTGTCCCTCCGCGCACCACTGACCCAAGCGATTCAACGTGACGTAAGCATCCTGCTCTGTATCAAGGGCCTTTATATATACGCCCCTGACCGGTACGCCTTTGTAGAAATCGGCGCCGCAGGATTCTCTGAAGAAGCCGCTGTTAAACGACTTAGCAGCATTGACCTTAAACCCAAGGAGGTGAAGAAGACGTTTCACGTACGCGTCACTTTCGTGCGTGCATATGATGTCATCACCATTAACCCCGAAGTTTCCGATCCGCACATCAGTGCTCGGTTGCAAACGAATATCAAGCATCCGATATACTGCCGATACCACACAAGCAAAGATCATCGTTTGGAGCGCGAATGTGAATCCGCATCCCATAGATGAGACCATATGCAACGTGACAACCTTCCCGTTAGGGAGAGTCGTAGTCGGTGAACGGAACGCTTCCACTAATGCCATCACGGCAGGGGTTAGAAACGTTTCACACAACTTAAGGGACACACTATCGCTAGCACTCTCTAAATCAATAGTTGCACGATTTTCGAAAATACTGCCTAGTTGCGCCATCTCACGGTTCTTGCTTTGTTGATTTTCAAGGTTTATCCCGAACTTACGTTCAAGACCCCGGTTAATCAACGAACCTAAACCTAGCTGATACCACATATTCAGTGTCGGCTCAGTACAGATGGTCCGCGATATCTCTTCATTCTTAGGAACGAAGGACAGCTTATTCCCTACAACGGTACGTACCCCGTGTACACTGGACCGATAATGATCGGCCATAAGCCAGTTGGGATTACGCAACGTCCACGCTTTGAAGCGATGGTAGAGACCAATATCCACAACCGAGAGAGGTGAATTAAACATTTTCGTATAGAAATCATACGATTTCGCCCCAATGTTCGACCCTGGACCTAACGACCCTGCATCCGCTACATCATGGATGTGAATGTCGTCAAGGTATGTTACGCAAAACCGGTACATCTCGTGCCGGAATTGTCCAAGGAGAAACTCATCAACTAAAGTCTCAGGTGTGAAGTCAACCCTCGCGCAAGCATCATTACACGCGAGAAACTTCGAGAGAGCCTTTTCATCAGCGTCTTTCCTGGTGAAGGAAATAAACTTCTTGAAGGCTGATCGACCAAGTGCAAAAGCACGAAATCGCTCGGTGCTAACCTCAGGCGGCAAAACGTATTCGGGGTTGTGAAGCCCGCGGACGTCGTCGTATGTGAGGTAGCGGTTGAGGTCTTTCTGTAGTGCCACTAAAAGAGCTGCGGGATTTAAGTCCAAAATCGAGTCTCCAGTGAACAACGCGTCAGTTTAGAGCTGCTTGATAACCCGGAACATTGGGTTAAGGTCCACTTCCGACAACGGTAAATTGTCGCCAGTTATGAACCTCTCGTCCAAGCGATGCTCCACATTTACAGCGCGGAAAAACGGCACTCTTGCGTTGGGAAGCAACAACCACCGGTTTAAGTCGGCGATTATGAACCCATTGTTTCGATGGACATACACCCACGAGCCAGTCCAAAACCTCGGTGAGAATCTCTTCCCATCCGTGTAGATCAGCTTGCAGCGCACACCTATCGGGCCAAGAATACCTGAATACGCCAGCATCTCAAGCAGCTCCTGTTACAGAACCGCGTTGACAACCGTGTCTCCCCAACCACTGGAGACCTGGTTCAGCGTACCCACCGCAGCCGAAATCGCGGCCCGCACATTCGCAGCGTCATACGTGTCCGATCCAGCAGGGACATCGAAGAACATGCGAATCACCATCACATCAGCCGGAAGGCCAACGTTTGGAGTCACGCCCTTACGCACGAGAATGGTAAAGACGTTACGCGGGATGCGCTTCACACCCACGATCTGACTGACGAAACCGAGGACTTTGAGTCCAACGGGCCGCCAGAAACCGACCGTGAAGGGTGAAGATGTCGAATGGGCCGTGACACCCGTTTGGGTACCAGTGATGGCCGTAATAGCCCATTGTTTACCATTCGACGACGTGCTGTCCACAGAAACGGTGTAGCCCGGGGTGGTGAACCCCGTTTGTGCCCCGCCTGTGATGTTGCTGAGTGAAATTGACACTTTTGTACCTCGGTTGGTTTGAGGAAGTTAGAGCCTAGCGCATAGGTATCTGCTTACCGGCGAACACTCCGGAGAACAGACGATTCACGCTGTGCCGCGTCAGCCAATGCACCGATATTCAGCCATTTAAGACTGGTTGGACCGGGCACCTTGAGATGGAAGGACGGTAGCGAACCGTCCCACTTATCTCGACTGAAACGGACACTGTTTGACTCAAATTGTGCATCGCCATTATTGTAAACAAACTGACTTGCATTGGGAGCCGTTAAAACGCTGCGCATATAAGACATGGTTGCATTCACGTCAAGAGCCATTACCATTATGGTTTTGTACTCAGTGCGCTTCGTCTCATTAGTCCACATCAAGTCACCTGTCCACGTACTGTACGCCTCAATTAAATCCCCTAAATTGGAGAGATAATCGAACAAGAAGCTCCACGGTGTCGCCTCATAAAGCGTAGGCGCCCAAGAAGTCCAATCTAGCGAAAGACTCTCCGCTATGTTGAACTTCTCACCGGGTGTTCTAGCTGTAACACGACCTTTAATGCGGTGATAAAACGTGGTCCTGACTTCAGTCCTGTTGTTATACAGGAATGGACCATGTTGCTGGGCCGATGTCGTCCGGTTTCCCGGTACGATGCTTTCAACTTTACCGTAAACAGGGATTGTTAGTCCGATGTTCCGAAGCTTGTAATCTTCAAACGCTTCTAAGGCATCGCTGATGTCCCCAAACAAAGGGAGCCACCCAAACACACCTTCTAGATACGTGTCAACCACTGCCGCGCGAACGTCACGCTGAGTTCTCTTAATACGAAGAGCAGCTTGCCCCATTCGCCGAGACTTGGTAGTCTCGACAAACCCAGAACGATTTAATTTTCTGGACACAGCGGTCATTCTGGCTTTCACCAGCCTAACCCTATTAGGACCAACTAACTCAAAAAGAGATTTAGCAGGGTTCTTGATCATGCGTAGAGTTTCACCCATCTCTGCAAGAAAAACACCGCCTTCAAACTTATGGCGGGCGTTCCTCACAGATGAAATGAACCTCGAACGACCCACATCAATAACAGATTGTGGCGGTAACGCAGGAGCCGATGAGAAAGAGCTGAAGTTGCCTCCAGTTAACCCATACAAAGACGATCTCCCCTTTTTGAAGCTTCCACCCCCATGCTTCCCTTGCCATTCCCCGTACCAACGACAGGCTTTCGCCTTCGTGATATGGACTTTGGTTCCGGTTGCAGGTGTGGTCGCCCCAACTTGACGGACGATTTGACTCTTCCAACTCGGGTTATCAATCCCAGTAAAAACATCATTCCAGGGCCAGGTTATTCTAACTGGCGTCCCGGCGATGGGGATTTGTAAGCCCGTGTTGAGATTTGTCTCGTCACCTACCAATAACTGGAGGTAACCACGTCGCGCGGTTTTTGTTACCATAACATCTCCGTCAGGATAGCGCTGCTGTTTGTTAAACAGCAGTGCTGCAAGGGTTCCTTAACCCTTCGCACCGTCCTACATATGGGAGCTACCCAGTTAGCAGGAGAGGATACGCCCTAGTAAAACAGACTATAGGTCTAGAAAATCCTAGCCGAAGCCTGTTGACAAAATTACTAAGTGCAGCACGCCGTAAAAGCAGAAGTATTGTCATACCCCACTGGACACAGTCCAGCAGTAGAGGGGGGGAATTAATC